AAAGGGGTAATATTATGACAAACTTTCAAAAAGATATAAACGCGTTTAAAATAATTAACTTTAAAAATACAGCTCTAAGCGTGGCAAAAAGACAAAGTAAATTCAATGACTTGTATTATTCAAGCATTCCACTGGATAATTTAAAGGCGGAAGATATGCTAATTGATCTAATGATTAGCGGTAAACATATCATACAAAATGAGATTAACAACCAAGGTAAATACTAATGAATATAATTATAAACATAGCAATATTCGCAGCGTTTACAGTCTTAACAGTTTACGCTTTAACCTGGTATCAATTAATGATGTAAACAATACGAACCAACAACAACCAAGCCAGCAATTAGCTGGTTTTTTTACGTTCGGGCAATAAAAAGCCCGCTATTAAACGGGCAATATTGTATTAATCAGTGTGATTAGCTCCTATTTATCCACATCATGTAACTAGTGACTGCAAAGGGCTTTATTTTGTGCTTAGCGCGTTTATCTTTAAAAACACTCTTTTTACACCACTGCGCATCGTTAAAAATCTGCGCCTCTTTTTTAGTTTTAAACCATTTAATCATATTATTCACCTTTTGTTATAGTTGTATCAAGTCTTGATTGAATTGATAGTAGTATTATAACATAGGTAAAAGTTAACCATGTATAGATTATAAGATAAATATTAATACCTGATAAAACAATAGCAATGTATTGATAATGCTGCAAGGCGTGATAATCTAAATGAATACAACTGTATAGTTAATTGTTTAATAGACTATGAGATAGTTATTAACACAATAGGGTGAAATATTACCATAATAGGGCAGATATTGACAATCCATCGCCTATATTTCCCACATTAACACCGTTTTACCTATAAAAGCATCTATATTTTCCCACTTTAGCTATAAAGGTACAGGGGGAGGCTCAATTGATGATGCAAAGTAATTGTTACACTACCCAAATCACAAGAAATGAACTTTCAAGTCATTGCTAAAAGCAACTCCTACCCAAAGCACAAGAAAGCAAATTTCAAAAAAAAGGAAGATCCTGAATGGGGCAAACCATCAGTAGTATGATGAATAGTAACTTATAGAAAGCTAGTTTACTAGCGACTGTTTGGTAGAACAGCGCCCATCTGGATAACTCTGTATGGTCGAATACTAGGGTATGTATCTACTATATAAGGTAGTTAGATGAATACACCGTAGATGTCTAAAGAGTTAGGAAGATTTTAGCTGATAGAATCTATACTGTCAAGTCCTAATATTGTACTAATAATCTTGTATGTATTATTAAAGTAATATATACTGTTCAAAACTTTAACCTCTACTGGAGATAATTAAATGCCTGCCTATAAAGACTCAAGACCTGTTAAAAACCCTAATAAATCTAAGACTGGTAAAAGGATGGGTAATCCTGCACTTGTTAAGGGTGTTGTACTAAACCCTAAAGGGAGACCTAAAGGATCGTTAAATAAGAATACGTTATTAGCTAGAGCTATGATGTCTGATAGAGGTGTTGAGGTTGTTCAGAAGGTTATTGATATGGCAATGGATGGCGATGTTCATTGTTTGAAGATGTGTATTGATCGTATCTTACCTGTTCATAAAGCTGTTGACCCTAATCGTACTAAGACTGATTCTAACATTGTTATTAATGTTGGTGCGTCTGCTGGTATTGAAGAGAAGATTGCTAATACTGATTCTGCTAAACTTGTTAATCCAAAGATGAAATCTGACGAGGAAGTGATTATTGAAGTTGGTGAGGAAGTACAAGGTACTGACTCGAATGAGGTTGTGGAGTGAGTAAACCTGAAAGTTACTGGGATAAACAAGAGAGATTCAAGAAGGCACTCGCTAAGATTGAAGAAGTTGAGTTGCCTTGTGGTGTACAAGAGAAGTTGACTAAAGCGTGGACTAATAAGTCTATGATGGAGCAGATGTACACTAATGATATGTACAACGACACTAGTGAGGTTGATAATGCCTGAACTTAATGTTGATTTACATCCTGCTCAATTAGAGATATTCAATTCAACTGCTAGATTTAAAGCTGTGGCTGCTGGACGTAGATTCGGTAAGTCTCGACTCGCTGCTTGGATATTGTTAATTAAAGCTCTTCAGTCTGATTCAAAAGATGTGTTCTATATCGGTCCTACGTTTCAACAAGCTAAAGATATTATGTGGGCGATGCTCAAGGAGCTTGGCGAGGATTTAATTGTTGCTGCTCATGAGAATACTGCTGTATTAACTCTTGTAAACGGGCGAAAGATATATTTGAAAGGCTCTGATAGACCCGATACACTTCGTGGTGTTGGTTTGGCTTATGTTGTACTAGATGAGTATGCCTCTATGAAGCCTAATGTGTGGGAGCAAATTATTCGTCCTACTCTTGCTGACGTACGAGGTGGTGCTATGTTTATTGGTACACCTGCTGGTAAGAATCACTTCTATGATATTTATACTGATGCTCTAGGAGATGAGACTGGTCAATGGGAAGCGTGGCAGTTTAACTCAACTGACAATCCGTTTATTCCAGAAGATGAAATTGAGGCTGCAAGAAGCTCAATGTCTTCAATGTCATTCCGTCAAGAGTTTGAAGCATCGTTTGAGACGTTCACAGGTGGTGTATTTAAGGAAGAATGGTTTAAGACTGCTGAAGAACCTGAAGAAGGTAGTTATGTTATCGCTATTGACCCCGCTGGCTTTGAAGCTATTGAAAAAGAACGTAATTTGAAGCGTTCACGACTTGATGAGACAGCTATTGCTGTTGTTAAAATAGATAGAGACAAGTGGTGGGTTAAAGACATACTACATGGTCGTTGGAATATCAAGGAAACAGCTAAAAAGATACTTACATCGGCTATTAAGGTTGAATCATCGACTGTTGGCATTGAAACTGGCTCATTAAGGAACGCTATCTTGCCTTATCTTGAAGATGAGATGAGAACGCAAGGTCAATATGTATCAATTATAGAAATGAGGCATGGTGGTAAGAAGAAAACCGAAAGAATCGTCTGGTCTTTACAGGGAAGAATGGAACATGGTCAAATTACGTTTAATGAAGATGTAGATTGGAAGACTTTCGTCTCACAGATGGTAGATTTTCCGAATAAAATGTCACATGATGATATGTTAGATGCTCTTGCGTATATCGACCAAGTATCAGTAGCTGATTTTGCACATACAATCGAACTGGAAGACGATTGGCAACCAGAAGATGAAATAGCTGGCTATTAATAACATTGGAAATAGTGTGTGAATTACATTTCCAACTATAAGTCATTGATTTTTAACTAAAAACGAAAATACTTGCTTTTGTTATTGTGTTTATGATATATTGTGCGTAAATTCGTAGGGAAATCAAACACTTATGTTCGATAACAAGGAAACTCAGTACCAAGCTCTATCTAGTTGGCTTACATATAGACTAGATGGATGGCGTACTCACCGCGATATGAATTATGTCGCTAAGTGGGATGAGTATTACCGACTTTGGCGCGGTATTTGGTTACAATCTGACCGTATGCGCTCTTCAGAGAAGTCAAGAATTATCTCTCCTGCGTTACAGCAAGCTGTAGAGTCTGCTGTTGCAGAATTAGAAGAAGCTACGTTTGGTCGTGGCAAATGGTTTGATATTAAAGATGATTTCCTAGATCAGGACAACTCTGAAGCTGAGTATATCCGTAACCTATTACAAGAAGACCTTGAAAAGACTGGTGTTAAAGATGCTATCTGTGAGGTTTTCCTTAATGCTGCTATCTATGGTACTGGTGTTGGCAAGATTGTAGTTGAACAGACAGTCGAAAGAGTGCCTCAAGAAGTTCCTGTAGAGGGAACAATGACCTCAACTCGTTCATTAGTCGAGATTCCATCTATTGATGTGAAGATTGAACCTATCTCTCCAAAGGAGTTCTTGATTGACCCTACTGCAAACTCTATTAAAGACGCGCTTGGTGTTGCACATGAAGTCATTAAGCCTAGGTATCATGTTGTGGACGGTATTAAGTCTGGTATTTATCGTGATGTTCCCCTTGATGGTGATTATGATACTATACGCTTTGGTTTCGACTCTGAATCTAAGGGAGCTGATGAGTCTGATTCGGTTAAGATTACCGAATACTGGGGCTTAGTACCTAAACGCTTCTTAAAGAAAGGTAAAGACCAAGACGATTTCGAATACACTAAGAAAGATGAGCTAGTTGAAGCAGTAGTTACTATCGTTAATGATACTTATATCCTTAGAGCTGAAGAAAACGCCTTTATGATGAAGGATAGACCTTTCATTAGCTACCAACATGACATTGTTCCAAATAAATTCTGGGGTAGAGGTGTATGCGAGAAGGGATACAACCCTCAAAAAGCATTAGACACTGAAATGAGAGCAAGAATTGACTCTCTCGCCCTAACAACTACACCTATGATGGCAGCTGACGCTACTAGATTGCCTCGTGGAGTAAAGTTTGAGGTTAGACCAGGTAAGACTATACTAACGAATGGTGATCCAAGAAATGCTATCATGCCTCTTACTTTGGGAACTACAGACCAAAGCACGTTTACCCAGGTTGCCTCATTACAAAATATGATTCAGATGGGAACTGGCTCAGCTGATGCTGGTTCTGCTGAAAGAGCCACCTCTGCTGGTATGTCAATGACTCAATCTGCTGCTATTAAGCGTCAGAAGCGTACATTGATGAACTTCCAGAACACATTCCTTATTCCAATGATTAATAAATCAATGTGGCGTAAGATTCAGTTTGATGTTGAGCGTTATCCTGTAACAGATTACAAGTTTGTACCTTACTCTACTATGGGTATCATGGCTAAAGAGCTAGAGATGCAACAAATGGTACAGACTTTACAAGCTATTCCTAAAGACTCTCCTGCTTTCAATGTTATTTTGATGTCTATGATTCAAAATTCATCGATGCATAACAGAGATCAGATCATTCAGCAGCTTACAGCTGGTAATCAGCCTGACCCTCAAGCACAAGAGATGCAACAGATGGCTATGCAATTACAAATGGCACAAGCTCAAGCGGATATTGCTAAAACCCAAGCTGAAGCTGAAGAAGAAAAGGCAAAAGCAATCAAATGGCAAGCTGAAGCAGCTAATATGCAACCAAATGAGATTGATATTCAAGAAAAAGTGCTTAAATTGCAGAAAGATTCTATTGGTTTACAGAAAACTCAAGCTGAAATTGCTAGTAAGAACATGGACACTGAAAGAACATACCCTGAAGTTGACCATTTACGTTCTGAAACAGCTCTTAATATGGCAAATGCTAGAAAGATTGCTCAAGAAACAGAAATTAATAGATTTATTCAATAGGACATATTATGGCAACAAGAGGTTTGAGCGGAAATAGAAACGAACAAGGTGACTTTGTAACGGAAACTAACAAGGAAACAGACATAACAGATATGTTGGCTACCAAACAAAGCTTATTAAAACGTGGGGCGCTTGGTGTTACCGATGAGACTAAAGCAAAAGCAGCTAAGTTTATTGACTCTTTCCGCAATAAGAATGAAGAGGGTAGTCGTTCTGTTATATATAAGATGTTAGAGTTAAACCCTAATATTGTTAATCATTTGTCAGAAGAAGAAATTGCGACTGGAACTTTTCCTAGTGAAAACACCACTAAGGCGTTTCAAGATGATATGTGGGGCGCGTATAACGCAGCTCTACAGATGCTAACAGATAAATTAGCTGAACAAAATAAATGAAAAATGACGAACAATTCTTTAAAGATAGATTAGAATTATTTCAGCAACCTGGTTGGTTAGACTTGATTGCTGAATTACACGGAATTGAAAGTAGTGTACGAGATATCGACACTATTAACGATGAGAAAGACCTTTGGCATGCTAAGGGTCAGTTGCAACAACTAGGCTTAATTTTAAGTTTGGAAAGTGCAACTACAATAGCGATGGATAACTTAGAAGACTAAACCCATCATTAAATAACTTCATAACCCTACGGGGCGGAGACTAGAAAATGAGTATAGTGGTAGATACGCCATCAGAAGGCGGGGAACAGATAACAGAAACACAGGAAGTAACACAAGAGGTTCAGCAAGAAGTTTCAGCAGAACCAAACTATGAGCCACC